TGCAGTGGGTCTTGGTAATGCCCAAGTCTCCGCGGTGCAGTTTGTCTCCGCGCCCGATACCGGCATTCGGGTAAAAGTGCCGGGCTTCCCAACATTTGTAAATACCAACCATTTGATGGTTGACAACGAGTGGACCTGGACTTACGGGACAGTTGATGCGGCTGGCGATTGGCGCATTCGGACTTCGGGTGAAACTGAGGTCACGGGCAATACGGCTTACGTACAGCGGGATGGGACTAACTTTGGTAACATGGGTGGTCCCATTGGAACTGTCGACGTAGCTGAATTCCTGGTTTGGGACAAAGATTTATCCGTAGCCGAGATAAATGCAGCCATCCTATATGTAAACGTTAAGTACGGCGTGATGCCGTTCGTAGGTACCTAATGGTACAGTCACCCCACTTCGTCAAGTCCGGTAACCCCGAAATCGCGGTCCAGTCACTTCTGAGTGGCGGCAGTGCTCGGGCAGGCAGTCCTGAACCACAGGGCAGCGCGTATTCAAACAGTAACTTCCAAATCTCGACCGCGGATACCCAGGTGGGTCTATTCTTCTGCTGGATAAAGTACAACAACGACACCGCGGTTGGCGCTGGGAACATCTTTCTTATCCGAGGAACTGTCTCGGGTCGGGTTGACATCAGCATAGCGACGACGGGTATCTTAACGGTCACTGGCCGGCAGGCGGACGCGGCTGCTATTTTAGAGGTAGCAGCAGCGGTAGCTCTCGAAGAAGATGTTTGGACCGCTGTAATGATGAGTTACGACCTCGCGGCAACCACCGTGCAACTCTTTTTTCAGCCCCTCAACAAGGCCGCAACGGATGTGGCTGTAGTCACTACCGCTACGAATGCCATAATTGACGCCGACAGCGATGGGTCGGGTACCCCCCATAGTTGGTTTGGTGCGTCACAGTTTAACCAGACCGGGACAACGGCTTTTTCGCAGTTCCTCTTCGATACGACAGCCTTCTTAGACCTGTCGGTTGCAGCCAATCGCGAAAAGCTAGTGACCACTAATGGTCGTCCGGTAAACCTTGGAACGACAGGTTCGTTGACGCTCGGGCTGACGCCCGACCTCTACAGCCTGGACGGAGACCCTCTACGCACAAACGCGAACTGGATTATACCGGCATTTAGTTTTGCATCCCTTCGTGTGAATGGTCCTGGCGAATCAGACAATGCCTAGCTGCTTGCTGGCATTTTCCGGGGGACTAGACTCCACCGCATGCGCCATCCGCCTAAACGAACAAGACTACAACGTCACTCTCGGGTACGTCGACTGGCAAATCAAAGGCTCCCGGTACGGGATATTGCAGAGGCGGGCAGCATTGCGAATCGCAGCGAAGCTCGATTTGCCCCTGAAAGTTCTCGCTACCTGTCAGTTTCCAGAAGACTCCCATGCCAAATGGGCGTGGGTACAGACCGTCATAGCGATGGTCCTATACCACGCTGCGGCCCCTGAGTCGTACCCTGATTTCCCGGAGAACTACAGACGGTACGAGTCCGTCGCCTTCGGCTTAAAAGAACGCAACGTCCCCGACGAGGTTGGGGACGGCTACTGGGACGTTCAGGACAACCAAGTAGTCATAAAAACCCTCGTAAAGCAAACCTTCTACACTGGGGACGTGCTGTTCCCCATTGACGATACCCCGCACCGCCGGGATATTTGGCTCCTAGTACCAGAGGACATACGCCCGCTGGTATGGTCCTGCTACCGACCCCAGGCCGACGATACGCCCTGCGGGCTGGACAGCTGCTACAAGTGCGCGGGCGACAAACAAAATGCCTAGAAAACGAAACTACCGCAAAGAATACGACGACTACCACGGGAAACCCGAGCAGATAAAGCGTCGCTCGGCCCGCACTATGGCACGACGCAAGGCCATCAAAGAGGGCCGCGTCAAGAAAGGGGACGGAAAAGAGATTGACCACAAAGACTACAACCCCCTCAATAGCTCCCGAAAAAACGTCAGGGTCCTCAGCAAGCGAGCCAACCGTAAGCGCCAACCTAAACGATAAGGTTGACCTCACGTCGGCCATCCTGCTGAGCTTCTCCAACCTTTTTCTACAGAGGAACTTCGATGAGGCTGTCACCACTCCTAGTGCTCATCTCGAATGGTGGGACCTCGTATGTCTCCCGCGGCGCTTCGTGGCGATTGCGGCCCCTCGTGGCCATGCCAAATCTACGGCCATCAGCCACACGTACGTACTTGCTAATGTGTGTTTCCGTATACGACGACATGTACTTATCGTGTCGGACACTGAGGGGCAGGCGGTTCAGTTCCTTGGAAACATCCGCAGAGAACTTGGGGAGAACGAGGAACTACGGACGGCGTTTGGTGTTAAGCGCTTTACGAAGGAATCCGAAACCGAGCTCATAATCGAGTGGACGCACGGCCCCGCGACCCGCGTGATTGCGCGTGGCGCAGGCCAAAGAATTCGCGGCACCAACTGGCTAGGCGTACGGCCCGACTTAATCATCGGGGACGACCTAGAGAACGATGAGGCGGTACTGAATGAAGACCGACGCGAGAAGTTCCGTGACTGGTTTTACAATACGCTCATTCCACTGGGCTCAAAGCGGTGTCTATTCCGCGTTGTGGGAACCATCCTTCACGAAGACAGCTTACTGGCGTCGTTCATGCCAGATACCATCTTTGACCCGAAGTGCATTATCGAGCCCCTACGGGTTAGGACCACCCGGATGCGGGCTTGGCTGGGTGTACTATACCGTGCCCACCCCGAATTTGACGACTACAGCCAACTTCTCTGGCCAGAGCAATGGACGCAAGAAAGGCTGTTGGAGACTCGTCAAGCCTACATCGAGCAGGGCTACCCCGAAGGCTACGCCCAAGAATACCTAAACAACCCTATCGCGTCCTCCGCCGCGTACTTCCGCGAAGGGGACCTGATGCGAGTCGAAGCCGCTGAGGCCGCGCCCGAGACGAAGCAACCGGAACACTACTACATCGGCGTGGACATGGCCATCAGCAAGAAGTCCCGCCGAGCCTACACCGCCATGACAGTCGGTGGGGTAGCCGCAGACGGAGTCCTCCGCATCCGCGAGGTCATCCGAGAGCGCCTAGAAAGTGACGAGATTGCTGACTACCTGTTCGGGCTGCACGAGAAGTATAAGCGGATGTCCGCGATGCAGACAGAACCCGTCTTCCTCATCGAGGCCGAGAATATCTCTAAGGCTATCGGGCCGTTCCTCGACAAGGCCATGCGAGAGACCGGCATCTACCTCACGATTGAGTTGATGCCGCCCATCGCAGACAAGGAACTACGCGCCCGACCCTTTCAAGCCCGCCTGCGTACCGGCATGGTGGAGTTTGACCAAGATGCCTCGTGGTGGCCAGCCCTCAAGCATGAGATGCTGACCTTCCCCAAGGGCACATACGCCGACCAAGTAGACGCGCTAGCGTGGCTTGGGCACCACCTTTCTAAGATGACCGAAGCGTTGACTGACCGGGAAATCGAGGAAGCGGAGTGGGAGGCAGAGAAAGATTACGCGGAGTGGGGTTACATGGACGACCAGGACCTCAACGACGCGCACATAGATGAAATCACAGGATATTAAATGCTCAACCTAAGTATTCTTGACAAAGACTCTTACGGTATCCAGAACTGGGCCGCGCACATCGACGGCGAGTGCCTGGAAGGTCTAGGGCGCTACGTCATCAAGGCCATTGAGGCGGACGAGGAATCGCGCCGAGGCTGGTTGGAGCAGAACGAGATGTGGGTCGAACTGGCCCAGCAGATTCAGGAAGAGAAGAACTTCCCGTGGCCCCGAGCGGCTGCGGTCAAGTTCCCGATGCTGACTACTGCGGCTCTTCAGTTCCACGCCCGCGCCCACCAGGAGCTTCTGAAGGACGAACGCATTGTCCTCGCCAAGGTCCTGGGGAAGGACACGACCGGCGAGAAAGCCGCCCGTGGCCGCAGAGTTGAAGACGCCATGTCCATGCAGTTCCTCTACCGAATGGAGGACTGGCAGGACGACATGGACCGAATGCTATACGTGCTCCCCCTCGTGGGGACATGCTTCAAGAAGGTCTACTGGTCTGAGATGCTTGGCAGGCCCACCAGCGAGCTAGTGCTGCCCTCCGAGATGGTGGTCAGCTACTACGCGACTGACTGGGACCGTGCCCGCAAGACCCATATCCTCTACAAGTCCCATAACGAGATTGTCGAGCAGCAGCGCATCCTCAACTACCTGGACGTGGACATCGGCATGGAAGGCGAACCCAACCTATCCACAGACGAGCCGGGCCTGATGGACGACGAGTTCCACGACATCGTGGTTCAGGGCGACACGCCCCATGAGATTCTAGAGTGCCACTGCTGGTATGACCTGGACGAGGACGGCTACGAAGAGCCCTACATTGTGACCGTGGACCGGACGACCGCACAAGTGCTTCGCGTCGTACCGCGCTTCCGGCGCAGTGATGTACGGGACCGGGCCGACGGCGTCGTGATGGCCATCGACTCGCTGGAGTACATCATACCCTACAAATTCTTCCCGAGCGTAGACAGCAACGTCTACGGCACGGGCTTTGGACAGCTTCTTGGCCCCCTGAACAAGGCGGTCAACAGCCTCATCAACCAGTTGATGGACGCTGGGACACTGTCCAATCTCCAATCTGGCTTCCTGGGCCGCGGGGTCCGGGTGAGCAAGGGTGGCCGCGTGCGGTTCCGTCCTGGCGAGTGGTTGGAACTCTCCAGCACGGGCGATGATTTGCGCAAGGGAGTCTACCCCCTCCCAGTCAAAGAGCCAAACATGGTGTTATTCCAACTCCTAGGCTATCTGGTGCAGGCCGGCGAACAGGTCTCTTCCGTAGCCGAAGTGATGACCGGACAAAACCCTGGCCAGAATCAACCCTACAGCACAACTGCGACGGTGCTCGAACAGGGCATGCAAGTGTTCCTGGGCATCTACAAGCGCATCTACCGCAGCCTCGCCAAGGAGTATCGGCAGGTCTACAACCTCAACTTCATGTACCTCAGCGATGACGTGTACAGTGAGTTGCTGGAAGAAGAGGCCGAGGTACTCGTCGACTTCGCCCCGCAGGGTCTCGACATCCTGCCGGAAGCCGACCCGAACATGGCGAACAGCATGCGAAAGCAGGCCCGCGTCCAGGCGCTCATAGAAGCGCAGCGGTCCGGCATGCAACTGAACCCAGCCTACATCCAGCGTCAGTTCCTTGAGGCCATAGACGAGCCGAACATCCAGGAAGTGACGGAGATGGAGCCACCGCCTCCCACGGCGGAAGAGTTGGAAGACAAGAGATTCTACACCGAGCTTGAGTACAAGTACAAAGAGCTTGAGATTCGAGCGATGCAGAATGAGCACCAGCCTCTCCGAGACGAGATGGCTGCCCTGGCGAACCTCGCCAAGGCTAAGTCCCTGGTGGTGGGCGATAGAGCAGCACAGATGGAACTGGAACTTAAAACCGCAGGGGAAGACAACGCACTTGGCTTTAAGCTAAGTGAGATGATGTTGAAAGCGCGGGCTGATGCCGAGAGAAACGAAATAGAGAAACAGAAGGCAACCCAATCAAGTGCTAATCCTCAACAGCGATGAGCTAGAAAGTAAACTGCACGCGGCACTAGAAGGACTTTCCGAGACCGAACGAGAAGAATGGCTCCGCCATCCTCTCACCGAGGTCATGGGAATCCTGTTTGAGACGATACGGATGAAGTCCTTGGAAGCGATGGAAGCAGGATTACCTGCTGAAATCTACCACAAGATATCCGGCCAAGCCTCAATCATGCGCGATATGCGCGAGAACCTACGTGCAACCATCAAACAGAGCGAGGAAGAGAATGACGACAATTCGTCCAGTGGGGCATAAGATACTCATAGCCCCGTTAGAGTGGAAGGTGGAGACAGACTGGGGGTTCCAAGTAACTTCCCACGCTGACTCCGAATCAGCAAAAGTTGAGAAGGCAGGCCGCATGATTGGCGTCCTCACGGCGAAGGGTCCACAGGCATGGAAGGCGTTTGCCGCCATGCTGAAAGACGAGGACGGCAACGTCCTTGCGGACTGGGCCGAGGAAGGCGACACCGTCATGTACTCCCGGTTCTCCGGTAAGGAGATTTACGACCCGGACACCGGCCAGGAGTTCTACCTAATCAACGACGAAGACGTACTTGCAGTCCTGCCTCCGCAGGATGAGTGGAAGTACAAACCAACAGAGAAAGGTGAGAAGACATGAGCGAAGCGAAACTGCCCGAAGATAAGGGCGTAACAATCCCCGATAACTCAGACCCCGCAGTCGAACGCGCACTCAGCAATGGCTGGATGGAGCAGGTCGACTGGGAAGCCGCCGGTAAAGACGGCGCGGACTGGGTCGAAGCCCGAGAGTTTAACTACCGGGGAGAACTGATGGGCAAGATTCAAGGCATGGGGCGCAAGCTCGGCAACCTTGAGAACGAGTTAGAGAAAGCCAATAAAGGGCTAGCTGCCTCCGCCGAGGTTACTCGGAGGATGGTAGAGAAGCAGTACGACAAAGCGATGGCGGACCTGAAACTCCAGCGTCGCGAAGCGTACGAAGTGGGTGACTTTGAGGCCCTCGATAATATTGAGGAACGCCGAGACGAGTTACGGGAGAAGCGTACCGAGATGGATGCACCCACACCCGCATCCGCACCCGCACCCGCTGCTACCCTCCCTGTTGACATCTCTAAGATGCATCCCATTGAACGCGCCTTCATGGATATCATGAAGACTACCCCGGCCCTCCAAGGAAAGCCCGACGAGGCCCGTAAGGTAGGGGAGTTTGCCGATAGCATCTGGTCCGCGAATCCAGATATTTCGGTGGTTGAGTTCGTCAATCGAGTTGGCGAGCACATGAGCCCCTCCCGCGAACCCGCTCCACAGTCCCCTGATGGGGCCAGGAGCACCGCACGCCGACCTCGCGCCGGGTCCAAGTTCAGTATCAACGACTTGGATGTGATGGAGCGAGATATGGCAGAAACCTTTGTAGCCACCGGGGCCTACGAAAATGTGCAAGAGTACATTGACGTGATGGCCAAGGCTGGCGACCTTAGCGCACAGAAGAGATAGAGCCATGACAGAGAGCACGAAAACCAAAGTTGAACGTAAGAGCCGCCCCGCCAAGGGCGAAAGCCGGACCGAGAGACCTACTGACCGACGCTATGCCGCAATCGGTGACTTCAGGGACATCCTGACTGTTACTGGGGGCGACAACGAGCAGGTCTACCGATGGTTTCAAGATTCTAGTGAGTCCGGTCAACGCATCTTTGATGCCTACCATGCAGGTTGGGACCTCGTAGATGCCACAAAAGAAGGGACCTTAAACATAGGTCAGCACTACGTGGACAAGACGGACAAGAGTGGTTCCGTATTCCGAAGACCTGCTAACCGATTAGGAGACTTCCTCTACCTCATGACAATGCCCAAATGGGCCTGGGAAAAGATACAGGCCGAGAAGCAGCGCGAGGTTGATGAAGTGGAAGAGGACATTCTTGTCCCCCGCCACCCTGACTCGGACGACGGCCAGTATGGTCAAAACAAAATCTCATCGGAGTTTCGTCAGACGAAACGCCGCGAGGCAATAGACTAGACTACTGGCTACACTAACCCACAACTTAGGAGCAACTAAATGGCTAATCCAGACCGTCCTAACGGTTTTACGCCAGTTAAATCCCTAAACGGTGGTGCTTGGACAGCTATGGTTAGACGTGTTGAGATGGCGGATACTTCTGCTGACTCAGGCAACAACCACGGGGACATCTATTTGGGTGACCCCATCGTTCTGTCCAGTGGTAAGGCAATTCCTTTCGACAGCAATGACGTGGACTGCGTCGGCGTGGTCGTGGGAGTTGGCTATACGTCAAGCGGCAATCCTCAGAATGAGGCCGGCCCGTTTGACCCCGATGAGCTTACTCGTCGGTTTGGCAACCTTACAGAATCAGCCACCAAAACCATCGTCATTTACTACGCCCCCGCACGCGATGTCGTGTACGAGGCGCAGTCAAATGCCGACCTGGACCTTCTCGTTGGTTCCCCCGCCGATGTGTCGACAGACGCAGGCGAGGCTCATGGTTCTCGGGTTACCTCCCGCAGCACCGCTGAGATTGTGACCAATGTGAACTCCGACCTGAAGGTTGTCGAGATTCCGGAGTATCCGGACAACGACAGCACTCTGGCTAACACCCGGTACTTCGTCATCTTCAGCGACGCGCTGAACGAAGCACTGAGATAAAGGAGAGTAGCACATGGCTATCGTAACTAGTTCAAGTTTTGCCAAGGCCCTATTCCCCGGCGTCAGCAAGTGGTGGGGTCAGGCATACGACGAATGGAATCCACAACACGTCGATTTGTTTGAAGAGCAGAACAGTCGCAGAGCCTACGAGGAAGATGTCCAGTACACCGGACTCGGCTTGGCAGCGATTAAACGAGAAGGGAACAGCGTATCCTACGATGGAATGGAACAGGGCTTCTTGACCCGGTACATCCCCGTCGTGTACGCGCTGGGCTTTATAATCACACGCGAGATGGTTGAGGATGACCTTTACGGCATCGTTGGCCCCAAGCGTGCGAGAGCCCTTGCGTTCTCACTGCGTCAGACCAAAGAGCAGGTTGCTGCAAACGTCTATAACCGTGCGTTCAACTCCGGGTTTACCGGGGGTGACGGCGTGGAGCTTCTCTCCACGGCTCACTTGAACTTCACGGGCGGAACGTTTGCCAACAAGCTCGTTACTGACGCTGACTTGTCCGAGGCCGCACTTGAGCAGGCATGTATTGACATCGCCAAGCTGAAGAACGACCGCGGTCTGCGCATCTCTCTCATGGGCGAGAGCCTCATTATACCTGTCGAACTGATGTTCGAGTCTCAGCGTATATTGGGTACCCCGTACCGAGTGAGCACGTCAGACAACGACATAAACGCCTTACACGCCATGGGTAAGTTCCCCAAGGGCGTCAAGGTTAACCACTACCTGACCGACACCGATGCTTGGTTCATTCGTACCAACCTCCGCGAGGATGGCATGAAATACATCAACCGTCGTGAGGTCCAGTTCGCCATGGACAACGAGTTCGATACTGAGAACGCGAAGTTCAAGGCTACTGAGCGGTATGCCTTCGGCTGGACTGACCCTCGCGGTCTGTTCGGTTCGCAGGGAGCCTAATTAGGCAAGGGGGGCGACGACAGGCGGAAGCCAATCAGCCCCCCAACCCTTCAAGGAGGATATATGGCAGGTCAAGAAGTAAGAGCAACTCATACACTAGGTTGGTATGCGGCTGCGGGTCGAGGCACTAAAAAGGTCAAGACTCACGTCGCAGACGGACTGATGGTATGGCAGGGGCACATTGCGGACACCGACACGCCTGGGAACGTACTCCTAGCCGACGACAGCACTACTCTGGAGCTACCGAAGGGGTTCATTCCCCTGTACGTAGTTGTCATTGGGGCGGCTGCCAGCGGCAACTTGGACATCGGACTCACTGGCGGGAACGTAGACGCTCTCGTCAATAATGCAGCTGCGGACGCTACGTCTGTGGATGCGACAGGCACGAGCCTTGACGGTGTACCTTTGGCGGCGGATGTGGTAGTCACATATACGGATGGAGGCATAGCAGCGGGAGCTGGTACGGCTGAAATTCTGGTGTGTGGTGTCATGGACCGCCCGGTTGCAGAACTATTCATGAAGTAATATGCAGGAGCATATCGGCACAAGGACGTGCCACCCCTTTTAGGAGCAGACCAATGGCTTTAACACTTAACACTGTTATCGATGGTCCTCGCCGCGCCGTCATTCAAGTTCAAATTGATGACACAAGTGGTGATGAAGCGGCAACTGTTGTTGTCGACATTTCAGCCCTCAACCCCAATGGGGATGGGCTTGTTCCGGTACGGGTCACAGTCGAACGCGTGTGCGCCAGCCTTGATGGCTTCAGCGCACGCCTCGAATACGACCATACAGCGAACACGCTAATCCTTCCTATCGCAACCGACCTCACAATCGACAAACTCTTTCGCACAGATAAGCGGGAGTTTCCGGGGTCCGCCGGGTGGAAGGACACGGGTACTATAGGAGATGGGACTGGCGATATCGTCATCACCACGACTGGAAATCTCGCAGGGGATTTTGGCGTGATGGAGATTAGTGTCCGCAAAGAGTACGCAGAGTAATGAAGTATTCTCGCCGCAGAGCCGGCCTTAGACGGGCTGGCGGGGGTCATGGCCCCACGAGACACGGCCAACATACGAGAAATCCTGGCTGGCAGGCCGGGCAACACTGGGTAGAATGTCAGCGCTGCGGGCTGGACTACCGAGTAGGCGACATCAAGGTACAGTGGGATGGCCTCATCACCTGTACCTCGTGCTGGGAACCTCGGCACCCACAAGATTTTGTGCGCGGCGTGCATGACGACATGCGCCCACGCGGCCCCGGCAACCCCGTGGGCAATATCGACGACAACATTAACGTCGTCTTCCCGGTCACAGGCACCTTCAACAATGAGTTAGATGCGACGGGCACCTTTGCGGCACCTGACACGATTTCCGACCTCCTGCTCTGGTGGGACCTTTCCGAGAGAGATGGCAACTTCGTCTTTAGTGACCTGTTGCGAACTGTTCCTATCACCGACGGGGGCTTGGTACGCGGCGTCATCGACCGCTCGGGAAATGACAGCCACGCCACCATCGACTCCGACGCGACTCGCGGTACGTGGAATGCGAATCGGCAGAACGGGGTCGGGGCCTTGGACTGCAACTCCGACCCAGCGGGCGGCGCACCGAGGGCCGTTGAGACCGACCGAATTATCCCCCCAGCAGGCGTGCCCACACAAGTATACACCGTTGTCGGGACCGCGAAAGTAGCCCCCGCCGATGTCACCGAGCGTCATGCCCTATTCAGCATGACCCAGGCCACAGGCACCGAGATGCGCTTCAACCGCACCGTGGATGGTAGCAAGAATGAGCTGACCACCATTGGAGTTGGCACGACAGATGGCGGTCTTACCCCCACGAGTGGTGAGTGGTGGATGTTTATAATGGTTGTAGACGGGGCCTCCACTACGGTAGAGTACGGCTCCAAAGGCAGTTCCTCGATTCAGATTGACACACCGCCACCCTTCCTCCATGACGCCATGGCAGTGGTTCCAATAACCTTCCGCTTCGGCGCTGGAACGGACGGTATACCGAACATTCGCAGTGGGTGGAATGAAGATATTGGAGAGGTAGTGTTCTACAACAAGGAACTGAGCACGTCAGAGAAGCTCACCCTACTGAACTACTTCAACGACAAATGGGATTTGACCACGGACTCAATATAATGGATAAATACGTAACCTGGAAGGCCGCGTCCTACGCTATGGGGTCGATGCTCGTAGCATCGGTCTTGACGTTTGCCTGGATGCAAGATACCTACGCATCGAAGGAAGAGGTTAGCGAGATTAAGGAAATCCTCGTGAAGTGCCTCATCGAGAAGCGGTGCTAACATGTGGGCTAGTATCCTAGGAGCCATCGTCAAGCCGGTCGCAGACCTAATCGACGACCTCCATACCTCCGACGAAGAGAAAGCCAACCTACGCATGGGCATCATGGCCGTGCAGGTTGAGATGGGCAGCAAGCTGCTCGAATACGAGACAAAGCGCCTGGAGGCGCAGCAGAAGGTCATCGAGGCGGAAGCCAAGTCTGGCCATCTGATTACCAGCATGTGGCGACCCGTCACGATGCTGACGTTCCTGGGACTCATCGTCTCCTACTGGCTGGGCTACACGCCCGAGAACGTATCGCCAGAGCAGGTCGGAGACCTGATGGACCTCATCAAACTGGGCTTGGGCGGTTACGTTATCGGCAGAAGCGCGGAGAAGGTAGTCCCCCAGGTAGCACAGATTTTTAAGAAGGACGCGTAATGGCAACGAGCGGAAGCATTGACTTTCAACTCACGCGGGACCAAGTCATCAACGAGGCTATGGAGATGCTTGGGGTGCTGCCGGAAGGCGTGGTCGCAAACGCGGCCCAGCTAGCCTCGGGCTCGACAACCCTGAACATGATGCTGAAGGCGTGGCAGAGCAAGGCGACCCAGCTATGGGTCAACCAGCGCCTCTACCTGTTTCTCCAGCCCGGCAAGCGAGAGTACAACCTAGACCTGACCGCCGCTAGTTCGGACGAATGCACTACGTCGTTCACAGCGATTACGCTGGACGGCGACCATACCTCGGGCGCTACCGCCATCTTGGTATCCGACGGGAGCACCACGAACGACGCCGACCGCATAGGGATTCTGGTGGACGACCAGACCATGCACTTCACGACCATCGCCTCGGGCGGTGGCACGAACAGCCTCGTGCTGACAGTTGGCCTCGACGACGATGCCAGCGACGGCGCGACCATCTACTTCTACACTACTAAGGCTGCGCGGCCCCGTAAAATTAACGTGGCCACCAGCAAGAACGCGCCGGCCTTCGAGGGACGCGATAATGTCATTGACGGCACGGAGATTCCCGTGGAGGTCATGGCCCGGCAGGACTGGGCAGACCTATCAGTCAAGCGGACTGGGGGCCGTACAAATCAACTGTACTGGGACCCGCAGTGGCAGACGGGCATAGTGCGCGTCTGGCCCCAGCCCAACATTGGCAGCGACTACCTCGTACTATGGGTGGAACGAACCATCGAGGATGTTGACATCGGCGCGGACGACTTCGACCTACCGCAGGAGTGGCTGCTGGCCGTAAGCTCCAGCCTAGCCCTGTGGCTCACGACCAAGTTCGGAGTGAGCGACAAGACCTTCGGGCGGGTGAACGCCCTGGCCCAACTGGCCCTCTTCGATGCTGAGTCTGGCGACACGGAAGGCAACATGCGCTTCACGCCCGACGACCGCTGGGACGGCTACAACGGAACCTACTAATGGCCGCTACTAGATATCCTCTAATCACGACATACAGTGAGCGCCAAGTGGATGATGGCGCTGACCCTCGCATCAAGAACGCCTACATTGAGAGCGTTCAAGAGAGTGAGCAGATGGAGCGCTACGTAACGAAGCGACCAGGACTGGCCGCCTTTGACGACACAGCATCCGTAGCCGAAGGACGTGGCTTGTTTGTCTGGCAAGGAGATGTCTATGCAGTGGTTGGGAACCAAATCTTTCGGAACGGTGCGGCTTTGGCCGGGACTCTGGCTACCGCCACAGGTCGTGTCTACTTTGATGAAGCAGCCGACGGCACCGGACTTCTGGTGTTTCACGACGGGGCCAATCTCTATACAGTTAACCCAGCAGGCACGCTCGTCAATGAGGCCGACCCGCAAATACCAACGACAATTCTTCCGGGAATCGTGGTCTTGGACCAGTTTTGCTTTCTTGGAACAAATGACGTTAACAATGAGATACACAACTCCGACGTTGGAGATGTAACCTCCTGGACGGATACGTTCGTCGTGTCCGAGGTCAGGAGTGACCCAGGCGTCGCGATTGCTCGCTATATCAACTACCTCGTCTCTTTCAACGAAGAGACCATAGAATTCTTCTTCGATGCGGCCAACTCACCGGGCACCCCCCTCGACAGGTTCGAGGGCATGGCGTCCCTAGTCGGCTGCGCCTCTGGCGCGACCGTGGTGAACATCGACCAGAGCCTCATGTTCGTCGCCAAGTCGTCTACCGGAGGCCGTTTCATCGGTCATCTCGCAGG